TCGCCCCATGCAATCACCATCTGACCTCTTGAGTGTATGGTAACGCTGAGTACAAAAAAAGGGGGCTTGCGCCCCCCCTTTTTGGGTTGGTTTTACGCCCCTTGCGAGCCGAAAATTCCGCGCCAGTCGGAAAAGCCGAATGAATATCGTTCGCGCGCCTTATAACGAATGTTACCTGTTGTAAAGTCAGGTTCCATGCTCGTTTCCATCGGCGTGCGTTGGAACATCTTCAGCCCTTCGCCGCTGTCCGTGACAGAGGTCAACAAGAAGAACGCATCTGGGTCTGTCAGATAGTGGTTCACTGTATAACCACCAGGCAGCACTCCAGTGTTGCGGATCGCGTTGATATCGTTGTCAGCAGTTCCTGATCTCAGTGTTGAGTTCAGAATGCGGTCTGCCACAAATACCAATTGTGGAGGTACAACAAGTTTTGTTGCCTGCACCGAAATGGTCAGGCCCTTGTCGTCCGTGAAGGTGCTGATCGAAATCAAGGCGTCTTCTAGCGACGTCTCGTTGAGGTCAGCCATCGACGTTGCGCGGTTTGCTGCTGTACCGCCACCCGCTAACGGGTGCGCTGTATTAATCAGCGTTACACCATCGCCACCGGTGAAGTTTGTGTCGAACGCATTGTTGAGTACGTCGGCACCTTTCACTTCCTTGGTGTTAGCCATGGATCGCGCCAGAGCCTTCACGTAACGTCTACCTAACGAATCGTATAAGTTGTCCTCGACAGCTTCGTCGGTTAACGAGAATGCTAAGGCGACGGTATCGTGCGTATACCTAGCGGTGAAAGACTCACCAGCGTTATCAAACGCTACGCCTTGACCTTCTGTTTTTGTAGGCGCTCCACCAAATCCCGTGATTAGTACTTCCTCTTCGAAGGCCCTTGACGAATCCTCTAAGGCGAATATTTCTTCGTATTCCTTTGAATAATCGTCGTACGAAAGTCCAAACAACGAGTTTAAGCCGGGCTCTAATTCTTTAGCGAGCTGTGCTCTTGAAATTGCCATTGTTCAGCTCCTCTATGCTAGTCCGGCGCCTTTGACGCCAAAGACAGAGTTTTGAATTACCACCAGCACATTAGTGTTAGCGGAGCCCACATCCGAGTTGTTCGGATCTTGCGAAATGTCGATCGCCTTGATCGGCAGGGTCGTATTGGTTGCACCCGTCGTGACATCCAACTCAGCACCAGAGATTCCGGTTTGTGTTGAGCCACTGCTGGTGTAAACGATATCGAAGTTGCCAAACAGATCTGCTACGGGGAACGTATCATCTGCCTGCACTTCATAGACGACGTTCGGATCATCGATTACGAAAGCAATGATGTCCGAGGCATTGGTTGAGGCGGGGTAGAAGTTTTGAAAAACTTGCTCGCCTGTTGTTGGGTCAGTGAACTGACATCCGTTGAAAACACCAACGATCGGCACAGTGCCCCCGTCAGCGTGTACTTCCACCGTTCCTCCGGTTACTTGCGCAACCATGTCGCCTTGAAAAATGCTTGTGCCATAATTCGCAGCAATACGATAACGCGAAGATCCGCCAGAGTAAGGTGCGCCACCGATCATACGAATCGGCTTCATTCCAAAAGCAGCGTCTTTGTTCGCCATTTTCAGTACCTCTTATCTTCGTCCAAATGTGACGTTGCTATCTCGTTGAGGATCGTATTTAACGTAACGGCTGTCGCCCCGGCTTTCATTGAACATCGTGTTATCCAATGAGTCAGTGGCTTCTTGAGACTTGCCGCGATAATAGGCTCGTCTCTCCTCGACCGTTTCGTTAGGGATCTTTGCGAGAAGCAACCCTTCGTTATAAACGACGCCTTCATGTCTGCCATTGTCCATTGTTGGCAAGGATCGCCACTCAGGTGGTAGCTCAGTCCCTCTTACGAGTTCCCAACCCTCCCTGATTCGGCGCGAGACATTTGCTCGATCCTCCTGGCCAAGCATGGATTCCCTGATCCACCGATAGGTATAACCGTCGGGGTGTGGGGGTGTTTCCAGGCTTCTAACTGGGCGCCACGGTTTCCTGCGAGTCGAGTTATCGTGTGACTGCGAATCACGAGATGAACGAGCGTTTGCTTTTGTTTCTGCCATTTTAACTTGCCTCTCTTGCTGCAATTTTTTGCTTTTCTTTCGCGACCCTTTGTAACCAAGCCTCTTCGCTCATGTTATGCGGTTTCAACCCGCGAAGTCGCTCAAGCTCTGACTTTGAAAAGCTCACGCCATTCTTTCGATTGCCTTGTGTTTTCGACCGACCCCCAGCGGGAGCTGAGCTGACTCTTTGCACAGCGGGTCTCGCTTCACTTTGAACGGTCTGTGATCCACTTTCTGCGGATCGAGTATGAGGATAAACTTCAGAGACACGGTTGTCCAACTCGCTGTAATACTCGTCTGAGCCTACATCGTAACCTTCATTAGCCAGGTTATAGTGGACGTAATACGCATATTGAGTGGCTTTGAGATTCTCCTCCCTCTCTGCGTCACCGTACCAAGGGTTGCGAGAATGCCACTCCAGAGCGTCCTCTGTTGGTTCGATTTGTTCCTCAGCAGCACTCTCTTGCCCAGGCACCTCGACGGCTTGTTCATTTCCCTGAGAGACGTAAGTCTCTTCTTGATCTGGTTGCTCCTGCTGCTGACGCGCTTTTGCCACTCGCAGTTTTTCTTTCTGTATAGCGATGTCGTTCTGGAGCTTTGACGCTTTGGTGATTAAATTGGAATCGCCAGACTCCACTGCCTTTCGGTAGACATCATCGACTTGCGCCTCTTTTGACGTCAGGGCCTCTTCTTCTTTGAGTAGAACAGTATTTGACTGTTGCGCTGCGTATTTCCGATATTGCTGAAGCTCCGCTTCTTTTTGGAGAGCGATTTGTTCGAGCTGCTGCGCTCTCGCTTCAGCCTCACGCGTCTTTTGATTGAGCTTATTGATACGCTTAGAAACCGACTTGGTATAGGTTTCTAGCTCGTCCTCTGACTCAACCGGATCCTCAGTTACCTTTATTTCAACCTGTTCTTCTTGCAGCTGCTCTTCTGCGTTTGCATTTTCAATCATGAAAAACTCACTATGTCATCAGGGTTTAGAATTGTGCCGATCACTTCATCGTCGTTGATTATTCTGACCTCTCCGCCATCCTCCAACTTGAAACGAGCACCGGCATAGCGGCCGATCAAAACCCACTGTCTTTCCTGACACCAAGGCGTGTCACCGAACTTTTCTGTGTCTCCATAGCACAAGGGGCCCATTTTGACGACGTACGCGACAACGGTCGCTAAAGCTTCGCGATCGACTGTTTCTTTCAGGAGGTGTATACCACCGTCGCTGGTGGCTTTGCCTTTGTAGGGCAGCACCAACATGCGCCAACCGCTTGGGTCAGGCATTCTTTCAAGGGCGGATTTTTCCAGAAGGGTAGGGTCTAGCACGCGCTCATCGTTCGGAACATAAGCTGATTCGGTCGTCGGAGTGCTCAAATCAAATCTCCTTGTAAAAGTCTCTGATGGCTTCCTCGACCAATGTTATTACAGTCAGCTCACCCTGCAAAGTTTTATAATGTTCTATATCTTTGAGCAAACCGTCCATCAAGACCTCTTGAATCAAATCCCGCCTATCTTGCAAAACTCTTTTCAGCCTGTTACCCAGGTCGATATCATCCATCAATCACGCTCGTGGAAATCAAAACCTTTGGTTGCTGCGCCCGCGCCTCGAGCTTTTATGACCCGATATGAGCCGCCCATTGTTCGGCGCACCAGGGCTGGTGATGTAGGAGTGGTCTTGATAGTTTTGGTTGGCGTTTCAACTTTTTCAATCTTCGTCATGTCTTTCATTTGTCGTCCTTCTTTTTGCGTGGCGCTTTTTTCGGCGGTGTTTTTTTCACTCGCGCTTTTTTCGGCGCCGGTTTTTTGATCTCGGGCTCAGCCACTGGCTCGGGTTCCGACACAATTTCCGGCTCTTTTTGAACCACCGGCTGCAAGGGTGGCGGTGGCTCAGTGCCATTGATAAGCGCCATCTTTGTGGCGATCCGATGATCGCTGAGTAGTTTTTTCTGTGCTGCATTTTGTTCAGCTTGCGCAACCATTTTTGCTTCAATTTCTCGGACAAGACGCTTCTGTTCTTTCAGTGCCGTGATCTGTTCGCGCACGGTCGAGTTCGATGATATAAATTTTGCCGACATTAAGCCCCCCGGTTCTTGTTCTGCATATCTAACAATTTCAACTCTGCTTGTTGATCTAATCTCTGCAAGGCAACGTCTAATTTATCGTCTGCTACAGCTTTTTGCACGTCGATGCGCTGCTTTGCGATCTCTGTTTCTAGCAGCTTCTCTTGGGCCCGCTGAGCCTGTTTCGACTCGAATTGTTCGTTTTCTGAATCAATAGCTTTCTCTCGGAGCATCAGTTCTTGCTGCCTTATCTGCACCAGCGGATCGGTCTCATCACCCTGGCCGATCGACTCCAACAGCTCCTGCGTCAGCTGTGCAAGTATTGGCGCAGAGAATTGTTCGATCTGCATCTGGATTTGGCTGTTCATCATTTGCAGCTGGTCGGGGGGCACTTGACCCGACTGACCAGCAGCTGACAGCTCTTCCATCTGTTGGGTTAACTCGGGTGGAATCTGATCTTGCACCATTTGCCCGGCCATAAACTGGAGGTGCTGCATCATGTGACCAATGATCATCCCTTGCAGCGCAGGGTTATCTTTCACGACCTGGGTCAGGAACAACGATCTGTGTGCGTCTATATGCGCCTGGTGGTTCTGTGCCTCAAAAGCTTGAGCGGGCGATCCCATCAAAAACCCACTGTTTTCGATGCCTGCATCGATCGGCATCGGGGGCTGCGGCGGGGGTGGTGGCTGCAAAAGACTGTCAACGTCGTCAACGCCTAGAGCCGAGTACATTCTCCTGTATGCCTCATAAACGCCGTTCGGCCCATGAATCTGTGGGTTGGATTGAACCATTTGCAACAGCTCTTGAGCCATGGTGATCCGCTGACTTTGACTGAAGATGTTCGGATCAGAGACAGGTATGACGTCGACTCTGCCGTCAAAGTCCTGGGCCATGATTTCTTGCGGGCCGTTCTTGGAGACGTATGGATAGCTCTGAGGCAGATATTCGGCGAATACTTTTGCGAGTAATTGGAACTCTAATTTTTGGCTATAGTGAAGTCGCTTATGAATCGCAGACATCACTTTGGTTCCTCTTTCCAGCAGAGCTACCGTCGTGCCCACAGGCATGGCTTGGTTCATGTCGCCTACGTTCATGTCCGCGATTGACGCGAATCGCTTGCCGGACTCCACTAACAAACCAAGCAGAGACATCAATACGTTGCTGGGCTCTTTGATCGGCAGCGGTATGAGGTTCTCTCTCAGCGACGCGCCGGTGGTGTCGATGTCTCGGAACTCACCAGGCTGTAATGGCTCGTCCTCGTCTCTGATGCGCATACCTCGGGCTTTGAAGCCAGCAGGCAAGTTTGCCAAGGTGCCTGCGTCAATCAGCTGGCGTAGTATCGAAGTGGCAGATTTGCTGATGCCCCCGATCATGTGACTCAAGCCCAGCCCGTAGAAACCTAGGCCCGGCAGAAACTTGTACTGAACGAAATAATTGATTTTATTTTTTTGAGGATCCTGCTCGACATAGTTGCGTCGAATCGATAGGACTTGTTCGGAAGACTGGTCGATCGTGATGATGTACGGCAGCTTGAGACCAGTCGGCTCGCCCTCAGCGTCTATGTCTTCGAAGCCAGGCAAATCCAAAATTGTGTGGGTCTCAAAGACCACTCTATCGCGATCCTCTTTGTACGAAGGCTCCATGCCCTCAATCTCGTCGATCTGTTCTTCGATCTCGTCTCGACTGTAGTGCAGACCTCCACCCTTGAGTTCCACGTCTGCATAGAAGCCGTTCAGCTGTTGCTTCTTAATTTCATTGCGGCTCATGTTTAGCACATGGGTAACGCGCTCAGCTGTGAAAAGATCCGTGCTCTCGTAGGGTACGATCAAATCTTGGGGCTCAATGAACTGGCTCTTCGCTCGGTTCGCGCTTGTATCGTAGTAAACTTTCTTGAACGCAGAGCCCGCCAGCGGCAGATAAAACAAAAGCATATCTAATTCGGGATCGTACTCTTGGCAGACATTCATGATGTAAAAATTCATGAAGTCTTGCACTCGTCCCGCCTGCATCTCGACCTCGGGCGTGCGAACGCCGACGATCTCTGTCTTGACTGGGCCCTTGGCGGGCAACAATTCTTTGTAAGCCTGTGCCTGGAACTGTGTTACCGACTCAGCCAGGATAGGGTGAATCACGCCTGTCGATCCCTCAAAGGGCTGGCTGCGAGAATCATCGAACTTCATGCCAAGATATTTGAGGCCATCTGTGTAGGTTTTTTCCCATTCCGATCGGCTTTCTTTGTCGGATTTGATAGAAGTCAAAACGTCATTCGCAAGTTTTGACAGATCCGAATCAGGCACAAAATCGACCAGGTTAGCTTCAAAATCAACCGGAGGCGGTTCATCTATCGCGTCGATCTCTTCGTCAACCAGCAGCTCTTCTTCTCTAATGAGTATTTCCGCTGCGTTGCGAATCTCGTCGTCTCGAGTCATTTCGGGCTGTACTTCCATGGCGCTGCCCGTTGCGTTTACGCTCGCGTCGTCTTCAGTGCCTAGGCCTCGTTTTTCAATCGCCATATCAGTAGTAAACCTGTCTGTTACGCTTCATAAAACTAGCTTCTTCCTGGTAGTCATCTTTCAAACTCAAGAAGCCGCCTTGCCGAAACCGCATCAATGCCATGGTTGCGGAGTCGCAATAGTCATCATTGTCGCCGAACGGAAAAGAAGCCATCTCCTCGATAACTTCATCTGCAAACGCCTCATCCGGGGCCCAGACCATGCCGCTCTCAAATATCGGAGCAACAGAGTTCATTCTCGCGATCTTATCTTGACCTCGACTTGGTGTATATGCTGTAACCGGGATACCCATCCTGCGCAGCTCTTGCGTGAGCGGGGTTCCGCTGGCCTTGGCTTCAATCAATATGCAGTCCGGCTCCCAATAACGGTATTCGTCATAGGCAACCTTTTTAAGCTCTGGGAAGTCTAGCCGCACTCGTTTGGCGTCAAGCAAGATGATCGCCTGGTGATCGTCATCGGGAGACTCAAAGATTGCCCAGGTGGTGATGGCGCTGTAGTCGGCGGTCTCTTTTTTCGAAAATGCGGTGTCGTAACTCTGAATGACGTATTCATACGCCGGGACATAATCTCGCTCCCACAGACGCCACCATTCTCTTTTCACGATCGAGCCCGCCTCGGCAGTCGGGTTCTGCATCCATTGCGAGTTCCATTTACTCACCGGCAGTGAGGCTTGGACAGAGAGCAGCTCCTCTTTTTTCCAGAACTCAGGCCACAAGGGGGTATCGGATTCAGGCATGATCGCTGGGAACTCGATGACCTCCCACTGATCGGCGTGATCATCACCTTGTTTTTTCAGCACCTTTCCCACCAGATCTTTGGTGCTCCAGCGCGTCATAACGATGATGATGATCCCGCCAGGCTGCAAACGCTGGCGAGGGCCAGACGTATACCACTCGTAAGCCGATTCCATCGCGGTTGGTGAGAGTGCATCTTGCTCAGAATGGGGGTCATCGATGATCAGCAGATCAGCACCGCGCCCCGTGATAGCACCACCCACACCAGCGTAAAATGATTCACCGTCCTGGTTGGTCGTCCACCGTCCTGCTGATTTGTTGTCAGCCTGAAGTTTCAGATCGGGAAAGACCTGAGAGTAATCATCAGAGTCGATGATATTTCTGACCTTACGACCGAAACGCACTGCTAACTCTGCGGTGTGCGTCGTCTGGATTATTTTTAGATCGCCGCGCAAACCCATCATCCAGGCAGGGAAGTAAGTGGACGCAAACTCCGACTTGCTGTGACGCGGAGGCAGACAAACTATCAGCCTTTTGAGTTTGCCCTGAGCGATCTTATTGAATTTGTCACCAATGATTTTGTGGTGCCTGCCGAGGATACACTCGGGCCACATATGCTTGACGAACTCGATGAAATCAGACTGACAAGTCTCCTGCTTCTCCATCTGTTCATAACGAGACAGTAAGGCCAACGCCTCGTTTTGATCCTGCTCACTCAGAATCTCAAAATCTTTGAGAGAGACCTCAGACATCTTCCCAAGGCTCGCCCTTAAACAGCAGAGCTTCCGCTTCGCGTCGTCTCACTAAGCCGTCTAACACCTTGCCGCCAGCCTTATTCCATCGACGAATCTGGTGTGGCACGTCCGCCATGTCACCTTCATTCAAACGCTTGAGGAGCGTAGAGGATTTTAGGTTGGTTGGGCCAAGGTTGTATGTCCAAGCCACTAGCGCGTCAAACTGACTTTGCGTCAGCTCTGCATCAACCAGCTCGTTGACGTAACCCTCGAACTCCTGCAAATCATCGATAAGCATTTCGTCGGCTTGCGCTTGTGTGCAGGTGTCGCCTTCGCTAATGCCTCTTGTGTGGCCGTAACCAATCGTCCAGACGTTGGCGGAGCACTGATAAGCATCCAGCTCACAGCCCTCAAACTTCTTAATCAGGGCTACCCCTTCCTCGCTCGTCACTCTCATCACTTGTTGATGCCTCTTGTTTTCTCAAACGTGCGCAGCGAACCCAAACCCAAAAGTCCGCCCAGTACTGTCAGGAGCGCAGACATATCGAACTCAGGTAGATCCGGCACCTCTGCACCCGCGTAAGTGAGAACGAAGACAAGCAGGCTTTGAATGACAAAATGCCAAGCAAAAGCTATTGCACAAACCCAGCCGACAAGTGGACGCCATGAACTTTGGAACCAGTTGCCCTTAGCTTCGATCTTGTTCACTTCGATTTGAGCGAGGGCGTTCTCAGCGGCTTGTTTGTCAGCTAGCGTTGAGATTTCATGAGCAAGGAGGTTCTTCTGATCCTTGTCTTCGATGAACTTATCAAGTAGCCCAGTAACCGGCCCGATTAGTTGTCCCACTATACTCATTTACCATTTCCTCTCGTTACCCATGCACTAGCGCCGAAGAACGCCGCCACTAAACCTGCAATCGCTACAAAATACACAGAAGCTATATCTCCTAATATAGCAGCGGCATGATCTAAACCGACAAACGTGCAAACTACGATCAATGTCG